CTAGACCAACGAGCACACCTTCGTGGTACTTAGCGGGATACAGGATATCGTCTCCGAAGACATAAACCTCAGTACAGTTTACACCATACCGAGATAATATGCTAGCATAGACCAATGCCCAGAATACAAGACTCTGAACAGGGAACGTTAATGCGTTCCCCATAGGAGCCCACTTCTGTAGCGGTATGACCCGACCATCTAGTAACTTGACTTTTGTAGCACGACTACATGAGAGCTTCTCGTATACGGTTTCTCCAAAGAGATACCGCACGAGCTCACTACTCATCCTGTCGGACGCTTCCTTCAAATCCAGGGTAACTAATTCCCTGGACTTTGAATTAAGCAATGCGAGGTTGCCATTCACGGTTTGATCCGTGAAATTAATCTTCCCTCTTGTTAGGGGGAACTGGCTTATCGCAGCTTCAAGCACTAGTCGCTGACCCTGCTGGATCCAAACGGCCTCCGCGGGATGCACGCAAATTAAGCGTGGTCCTCTGGAGTCCTTCGGGACGGCTATCAGGTTAGCAACGATGTCGTCATGTTCAACTAGCTTCTCACATTTACCGTCGATCATGGCATACTCCCAAAAGGAGTAGAGGCCACAAAAGAATTGGTCGAATGGATAATGTCGCTGAATAGACGAGTACAATGAAGAGAACCTACTTTTCTCCCATGGTTTTCGAGACGGAAAAACCGCCCCGGGACCATGTGAGGGTAGGATATTCTCTAACTTACGCTTGCGTGCGATTTCTCGCACACAGGCAGTAACTACTTGTCGGGCGGATGAATGAGTCGCACTAGGATGTCTGCTATTAAAAGCAGTATTCCACGTTGCAACGCCTTCCTCCGATTCCTCGAAAGTGGCTTGCGCCGCTTTGAGTTGTTCATTGGTTGGTTCATGCTCAGCTTTATAGCAAAACACAAGCAACTGTCTCAGGTAACCGAGTGCAAGCGCATCATTATCAATGATGAACTTGTCCCACAGCGGCGTAAGCCAATGCGGGATTGGGGGTATTTCTCCCCCATATTCGATATACCTAAGGATTGCTTTGTCTAGAGAAGGTCCTTCTTTAAGGACCCAAGCATATGTAATCTCATCAGGGGCGCCAAGCGGCACACCCGATAATACACATACGTCTGCTAGCAGGCGTTCGTACACTGTTAGTAGGATACTCACAATGCTGTTACTCCTTTCTGCGCGCTTTGGCTCGCGGATAGTTTCAAGCATTTTTAGCGAAG